ATATTTTTTGAGATGCTCTTTGGTTGCTTGTAATTCCTCTTTTAATTTAGCATTTTCTTCTAATATTTCCTTTATTTTTTCTTCATTATCCATTACGATACTATATATAATAAAAAATATTTATATCTTTTTATTATATTTTTCAAATTAGTTTGTCTCATTTTTCTTTTTACTCGGTGTAACTACCGATACCATTACTCCGGTCAAATATCCATTTACCATTACCACCTGAAGGGTTTGGAGGATTGTTAATAATATTATCAAGTATTTTTTCGTATTTTTCGATTTCTTCTACGGAACCAAGTAATACAGGTGTTCGCTGGTGAATATGAGAAGGAACAATGTCCAAGACGCGTTCTTTACTCATATTCGCAATAATTGCCTTTCCTCCGGCTTCCTCTACAATCATCGCCATGGGAAAGCATTCATATAATATGCGAAGTTTACCATTTACGTTTTTCTCATCCCAAGGATAGCAAAACATTCCGCCGTATAAAAGAGTGCGATGAATGTCGGAAACCATGGAACCAATCCAACGTTGAGTATATTTCGATTCTTTTACACGATATTGTGTAATATACTGTGCGATGTCTTTGTCCCAGCGCTTACAGTTTGATTCATTTATACTGTATATCTTCTTTTGTTTATCAGTAATGTCCAAGGCACCCATATGAATAAAACAATTCTCTTGTTTATCGAGAACAAAACGATGAACACCCTTTCCTTTGAACGCAATTACCAATTCAGTAGACCCACCATATAAAATATATCCCGAACATTCAATTCCGTTACCATTGCGTAATATGCGATTTTCAACAGATTCTGTTTTATCATTGTCCAAGGTAATCGAGAAAATGGTTCCAACGCCACAATTGCAATCTATATTGGAAGAACCGTCTAGAGGATCAAATGCGACAATATAATTACCACTATGACTTGCGTCAACAATAGACTCTTCATCCTCTTCTTCGGATAATAGTATTGAACATGCGCATGATTGGGTCAAATTCTCAACCATGATATCATTGGTTAATACATCAAGTTTTTTCTGGTCATCACCAGAAGTATTTTGCGTCCCGTCTTCCATTTGTCCATTATTATTATCAAATGCGATACGGTCTACTAAGCGTTCAATTTCAATACCGCTCTTCTCAATTGCAGATAACAATTGAATAAATTCGTGATTATAACGGAATTCTTCAAGCAATATTTGGATATTCATCTTAATATGTATTATTAACACAATTTTAAAAACACCAAAAATTTATATTTTACGAAATTTGGCGATATTGTTGTATTCAGCCTCTTCGGGGTTGAAAAACCAGGTTTGACCCCCCATCTTGGACAATGTTCGATGACGCAATATCATTTCTACAATAACACAAAGTCCAAGTTGCATAATTTCTTTAGTATTTGATGAATTATACATTGAGTTTCCAACAATCCCATTCAAATGTTTAACAATATCCCCTTTCGTGGGTGTATGTGCCGCTAATCGTGTCCCAGTGCTGTTTTGCATTCGAGTAATATCTTTAATACGAAACACCATTTCTTTACCATTACGGAACATGTCTATAAACCCAACATTCTTGGAATATTCGGAAGAATTTATTTGAAATTGTTGAGATAAAACTCCTGCTTCTTTGAAAATACGAACATCTTCGGGTTCAGCATCAATCCATTGATTTTTGTCTTCATCCGATTGTTTATATAAATTCCATGTAGTTTTATCGGCAAGTAAAAAAAGCGTTTTATTACGATGAGAAACCATTTTTGAATCTAGATATCGTTTAATAGCTTGTTCGGTTTCGGATAGTTCAGAGTCATTGCGTATTTTAGAGTAAAAATGAGAAATCAGGGTCAACTTATCTTCAGGCATAAGCATATCAATATTATGTTGAATAATAAAATCAATATATTCACCAAATCCAATATTATGCAATGTTTGTAGATGATTTACTACGCGACTAGCATGCTTATACCAATTTTGTTCTCCTTGTGTTATTTTTACCACTTTAGATGCGTCGCTAACATTGCGGACAATAGTATCAATAATATCTCGAGATGTAGACTTCACACCTGTAACAGCTGGGGTGTTCTCAATTACAGACGTATTGTTTGGTTCAAATTCGGTAGGAATACTCAAAGAAACCTTGCTGTTTTTATAATCGACGGGAGTGCTGCGTTCAAACACGGTAATATGTTCATCATTTATTTCCACCGGTTGAAATGCATAAATCTCCTTTTTGTTTACCATATTTCCACGGCGTCCATATCTATCGAATAAATATTCTGTTTTATTGTTTACAAAAGAAGACAAGGCTGAATAAATATGTGTAACCGGATATTGTTTGGTAACATTAATTTTATCAATTAATTCTTTCAATGTATAAAAGGGTTCGCCCTTTGCATTATCGCGATATAATTGTCGAATACGTCGCATAATTCGGTCGTTATTTGATTGTGCGAAATGAATTGAATACGAATCTTGGACAATATCGCGTTTTATTTCTTTACCAACATTACATTTGAATGAACAATCCTCCATATAGTCACATATGTCCGTATATGGCCGGTCTCCAATGCGATACTCAATTTCACGTTTGTCGGTTGAAAGTTGAAGTGTGATATCTTTATTCGCGGCATTTGCTACCAATTTATCAACAGTGAAGTTATTTTGTTTTAGATTAAGGACACAATCTACGGCGGTTTCTTTCATAATTCGCGTAACTTGTCCAATTAATTCAGCCTTTTTCTGTGCTAAACGATAAACGTAAATATCAACGGGTTCTTCATCCGGAGTTTTTTTCATAATAGTTCCATGCATGTATATTTCCACATTTCTTAATTGGAAGGGTAATAAACAATGACTTAAATTTCGAACACCTCTGCCGATAACTTGTTCAATACGATTCATATTATACCAAGGCTCTAATATATGAAGTTGTCGAATGCATTTAAAATCGAGTCCTTCCGAACCAGCCTTGGAAATTAATACAACTTTTACCTTCTCTCCATTTTTATTGTTTGAGTTTGTGATTATTTTCATATCATTAGCGTTATTTGGGGAATATGCTTTATCGCCGGTAATCATAATATATTTTGCCTGCTGGAAGTTGCTGGTGACCTCGTTACGTGGTTTCATGGTAGTAGCGTCCAAGGGAACTGCTGGGGATTGACCGAATAAAGATTTCGTATTTGGTGAACTCCCTTGTCGTGCAAATCCCATTTCTTCCAATGCGAGAGACATGGGGACAATACCCCCGTCAATATATTGTGAATATATCATAACGATTCCGGTTGAATGACGAATAATTTCACAAATACGAGCTATTTTCGCACTATATTTTGAAATTTCAGAGGGGCTGAATATCCGACCATATTTTGATAAAATTTCAGGTCGATAATCAAAATTTGATTTCATAGGAATTTTACTAGTAGACTCATCTTTAAAAGTCATTGTCGAATTCATTCCACGTTTACCAACCATGGTCGCACGTGGGTCTTTATTTTCAACATCTTCAATGCTAACAGAAGAGTTGTCTATCTGAATTTCCCCATTTTCGATATGTATATCTAGATTTGGACTAGGATACACCATATTGAGCGCTTCAATCGGAGTTTGTAATTTTCTAAATCCGAATTTATCCAATTCATCAAAGGATATATTGTGCTGCTTCATTTCAATATCCTTACGAATACCATTAATAATCAACTTATATGCTCGTTCTTGGTAATCTTCTAATTCATTAATATAAACAGGTAGGTGTTTCATTGGTTCATCAATCTTGCGCCCATTTAGCTGGATAGTTGGTAAGGCAACCTGTTTTACGCTATTTCCGGCGAGTGCTTTACCTGCATTTACGAGGCTACCGATAGCATCGGGTGTATCTCTGAAAGTCCGTTCTTTCGCAAATGTATCAGGATAAATACGATATGGAAATGTATACGGATTTTCACCCCGAACATACGAAACATATCCGATTAATTTACGATGTAATAATTCGCGACCCCCCTCTTCTGTAATATTACCGTCGGAATCTACCTTTTGCTCTTTGAATGTCCCATCCGATGTAAAAATTTCTTCGGAAGAAATAAGCCCACGTTTATCGTTTGCATTCATTAAATTCACTAACCAAATGATTTCGGAATAGGAGTTATACATAGGGGTTGCAGATAATAATAACAGGCGCATGTTATTGCAACTTTTTGCTAATTTTAAAAGATATTGAGCAGTTTTGCCGTCGGTATTATCTTTCGTCATCCGAATATTATGAACTTCGTCAATAATAATCATACGATTGTTAAAAAATTTGCGCATACTTGCTATTTCTTGTTTACGTGTTTCTTCGGGAGAAAAATCCGAACCGGAAGGGACAGCGATTTTTTTACGTATAAAATTCGCAAGTTCGACATAACCCATAAAAACATAGTATTGATTTATAATCGTTTTTATTTGTGAAATAACCTTTTCTTTTGAAACCCCCTTTAAACTAGTAGGATTTACTTCTTTTACTAATGAATTACCAATACATGAATCAATATTCCAAATACCGTCAACTTCCGTTAATCTGCGTTCATCAAACAGTTGCAGTTTAAAATTATTTTGAACATTCGGTGCAGCAACAACAATAATACGCTGTTTCACCCCAACCTGTTTCATATAAGAACGCATTTCTTCGGCAATACCGATTGAACTACATGTTTTACCACTACCTAACCCATGATACAATAAAAGACTGTTGTATGGTGTTTGAAATGATAAAAAGTTCTTAACAAACAATTGATGTGGTAAAAGTTCGAATTCGGCCTTACACATTTTATCGGCATAGATTTGAATATCTCTAATTTCGCCGTCATATTGTGTATCATTAAATTCAGTATGACTCGCAATTTTTGCGGAGAACGTAGGGTCATTTAATGTGGGATATAAAAAGTCGTGGTCTACGCCGTGTTCACCTTTAAATTCAATATGTTCCATTTTGCGACGATGTTCATTTGTATTAGTGCTAGGTTCCGTTTTCACTGTAATATCATCATTCAAACTAGGTTTATCTTGAGATTCAAGCGTATTTTCTGAAGGAATCTCGGGACTTTTTGCAGTTTCAATAAAGGGTTTATTTGCGGAAGGTTTACGTATTTTAATAATTTTTCTATCGTTTTCTAAAGAAACTGTATTTAATTGACTCATATAAAATATATACGTATATACATTACGTGTATATTTCGATTCATTTATTCTACCACGTGCACTTTTATTAAATATTTTTACAAATTCTCAATGGTGGTTTTTTTACCGTGACATTCGCGACATAAAGCGACTAAATTATCTACATGATTACTTCCGCCGTATTCTAAACGTATTTTATGGTCAACTTCAAACCATGCATTTAATTGGTCATTGCATTCTCCGCACTTCCAATTTTGTCGCGATGCGACAAACTTCTTTTTTGTTTCACTGACCGACCGTTTTGTCCCTTTTTTACCAGAATGCATCATGCGCTCGGCATATCTTGTTTGTTGATTGGGAACTTGAACAACTTCACGTTCCCCACCTCCATTACGAAAGGAATTTTTTGATGTAAAGTCGAGTATAGGAGACAAAATAGAGCTTGTATTTTTATCAACCGGCAAGTATTTTAAATATTCGTTTGATGTAACTAATATATTTTGTGCGTTTGCCGGATTTTTTTTTAATAGAATATACAAAATAAATGCGCCGAATACTACTCCGCCCATTTGAAATTGTTTTTTATACATCATAATATTTTTGGTGTATTTTCCATCAGTATGCATATGAAATAAAATAGCGCCTGTGATTACAATTAGCCATAATTCTATACGCATGGTATTTTATATAAATGGTATAAAATAACATGATACAAATATTTTTAATAAATAAGTATTATAAAAATGAAACATAATACTGTAAAAAAGGCGATAACGTATTCTTTACGTAAATGAAAGCGTTCAGATAATTTCACCTGTTTTGGTCTATACAATGCTTTATAGTCATCGAGTGCTTCAAACAGGGTTATCTCCTCCTTTCCAAGAATTCGATTAATACGATTGTGAATAAAATGTATCCAGCGTATAAAGGAATCGCGATTATCTAAATACGGAGTAATTGGATATCGGTCAAGCAAAGCGATAAAGTTGTCTCCAATCTCAGGATTTGGAATAAACAGAGGGAAGTTTTGAATAAGGTCGTAATATTTACGTTTGGTTACAGCATTCGGGGTCAATGGATATGTATGAGCAATCGTTTGTAAAAAAAACCAATAATGTGGACCCCAAACCTCAGGTGCGAACTTTTCAGAATCTAACATGGTAAAAGTCGCTGGTATCGCTGTGCGTTTGATATAATCCGCATGTTGTTCTTCCATACGAATCTAATAAAGTATATAAACAATTGCGAATATAATAACATAGAATAAGCGTAGAAATGCAGAAAAATGATTATTATTGCAATAATTGCGGAAAATCTGGACATTTATACCATCATTGTAAACTGCCAATAACTAGTAATGGTATAATCGCATTTCGAATAAATAATGATAACATAATAGAGTATTTATTAATAAGACGTAAAGATACACTGGGACACATAGATTTTATGAGAGGTAAGTATTCGGTAATGAATCGCCAATATATAATAAATATGCTAAATCAGATGACTGTAGATGAAAAGTCAAGGCTAGCTACAGAGAAATTTGAAACATTATGGAATACAGTATGGGGTGAAAATACCTTGTCCGTGCAATACAAGAATGAAGAAAGTAGTTCATTTGAAAAATTCTCTATGTTACGGTCAGGAATAACAATAAACAACGATAATTATACATTGGACGATTTGATAAAACAAAGCAATGAAAATGAAAAATGGAATGAACCGGAGTGGGGGTTTCCCAAGGGTCGTCGGAACCATCAAGAATCTGATTATGATTGTGCGATACGAGAATTTTACGAAGAAACCGGGTATTCGGATAAAATATTACACAATATACAAAACTTAATACCCTATGAAGAGATTTTCACGGGGTCGAATTACAAGTCATACAAGCACAAATATTATATTATGTTTATGATGTATAAAGATAGTTTAGTGCAATATCCATATGAAGAATCGGAAGTAAGTAAATTAGAATGGAAAACGTATGACGAGTGTATAAAGTCAATTCGCCCATATAATTACGAAAAAATCCAATTATTAACAAATTTAAATACCACTCTTTCAACCCTTGCTATATATTGATTCACACTTCCATAGTAATTTATAATAATAATATATACTATTATGAATAAAAATACAAAATCGAGTATATCCTATGGTGTAATGGGTGACTGGATAAGAAAGTTAACGAAAAGTGGTCAAGAAGGTATAGATACGAGAAAATCATTATTGAAATTGGTAATATTGAGCGGCATTCTATTATTTTCATGCATAACCGTATTACGAATTATTCTTTCACCCGGTACGGCTGATTACAATATACAAAAATATTTTTTTGTCTATACTCTTCCAATTATTTTGTTATTTGGACTAATATTAAACATTGGACAGAACGAAGACACGGGTAAGATGTTTATGAAAATAGTAGGAATAATCATACTAATTACTTGCGGTGTATATTATTATGCTACAACAAGTGATTCAATCTTGAATTTCTCTCTCTTGTCTAATTTTTTATTCATGATGTTGATTACAATAATAGGTCTAGCGATTACTTACCAAATTTTAATTGATTATATGGTTCGTTTAAAGGGTTGGCCTGGATTTATTGCACAATTGCTATTTTATGTTCCCTGTGTGATATTAGATGCATGGGAATATATTGTAGCTCAATTTCAGTTAACTCCTTATTCCATCTATTTATTTATAGTATTAGAGATATTACTAATTACATTGTATGCTTATTTACCTGAAATATCAAATAAAGTCACGGGTATGGACGATGCGATTCAAGGGGTGGATAATGTAATGTTTTTAGATGGAGGAAAAAAAGTGGTTATCAATAGCGACGAGTTAAAAGTTCCCAAAAGCTCGCAGTCCGATTCTAATGTGGATTTACAGGGTAATTATCGAACAAACTATGCTGTATCTATGTGGGTATATGTGAATCCCCATAGCCCGAACGATATAGCATATAAAAATGAAACAGAAATATTCAGTTATGGACACGAAGATAGTGAAGGAGTTCAACACGTAAAACCGATGATTCGATATTACGGAGGAGGGGACAATGACCAGGTGATGGAGCGAAATAAAATGATTTTTTATTTTTCGAAATATTGCAAGGAAAAAGGTGGTCATATATGTCCCGATAATGCACAAAACCCAGGTGAACATCCTTTTTATGACGTAACATTGACGAACCAAAAGTGGAATCAAATAGTGTTGAATTATAATCGTAATATTGTTGATATTTTCGTAAACGGTGTTTTAGAACGTTCCTTTACAATGACGAATAATATGCCGATATACAATGACCTTGATACAATAACAGTGGGTGATGACGTTGGAATAAAAGGAGGCATATGTAACGTGGTGTATTATAAACACCCTCTAACAAAAGAACAAATAGCACTTTCTTATAATTCCAAAATGAGTGCAAATCCTCCCGTAGCATCAATCGCCGATAAATCATCTTCATCGTAATATATTTGTTGAGATAGAACGAACTATTTTATATCGTCATTTTATATAATCATGGAAACTACAACTATTGTTTTAGCTATAATTGTAATTGTCTTAGTGTATGTGTTATATGCATATTTTGTTAGTGGGTCATCTGTGATAAGTAAATCCGCAAGTTTGAAAGAAGGTGGTAATTCACCGATTACAACAATCAATAGTGGACAATCAACACGCTATGCTTATGGTATATGGACGTATGTAAATACATGGGATTCTACACGTGAGAAAACTATTTTTTCGCGAGATAATAACATTCGACTATATTTAGCGGCAAATAAGCCCTCGTTATATTGCACAATTACATGTGTTGGTAGTGACGGTTCCTCATTAGAAAATCAAAATCTATTGATTACAGATAATTTCGCAGTTCAAAAGTGGGTTTATATTGTAATCAGCTCTGATAATACTGTTGTTGATGCATATATTGATGGTAAACTGGTAAATTCAACAAAATTACCCTCGTCTCCCAATCAACCCGGAAGTGCTAAGGAGGTCCCTATAATATATGGTTCCGGTTGGGATTGTTATGTAGCCGGATTTCAAAATTGGAGCAATCCAATTGGTCCTCAGGAAGCATGGGACAATTATTTATCCGGAAACGGTAATGCGATGTCTCAATTCTTTGGAAGTTACTCTTTTAATCTAGGTATAATGAAGGATAATGTGCAGCAATCATCATATACCGTTGATTTATAAATAATTGATATATAGAGCAAAAAAAGATGTTATAAATATATAACAAGTATATTCTTATAACAATGAATGCACTACCACCACCATCCGCATCAACAAGTGTTGATCCTAAGATTCCCGTCGCAGTTGCAGAAGCAATCGACAACACATCAGATGGAATATCGTCAGCGGCATCGAACATTTCAGATAGTATAGCAAATGCTTCCACATACGTGGAAGATTCTGTATCTTCCTTTGGAGATGCCGATGTAGTCGGAACCAGCACCGACTTTTTAAATTCCAATACATTAGTAGCAAAATTTTGTTTTATCTTATTGGTTCTAATCGGGTTTATGATCCTGGTTAATTTAGGAGTTAAGATTATCGGATATTTCATGAAACCAAAGGGAAGTCCATTTTTAATATCGGGCACTATGAATGCTGCGAATGAAGTTATTATTTACCAAGACCCAAAAAATGCAGATTCAATACCTATATTACGCTCAAATAATCAAAATATGGGTATTGAGTTTACATGGTGTTTATGGATATATATTAACGATTTAGCAGCCACTCCCAAATATTCAGTGATTTTCAATAAGGGGAATGCTAGTTATGGAGATAATGGTCAAGCAACTGTTAATAATGGACCAGGACTATATTTGGATAATTCGGGTAATAATCTCGAAATAGTTATGAATACGGTTGCTAGTTCAAACCCTGAAGAGTCGATTACCATTAAAGACGTCCCGCTTCGCAAATGGTTTCATTGTGCAATTCGCATTGAAAATACTGCATTGGACGTGTATGTCAACGGTTCCATCGTATCTAGAAACATATTGCAAGATGTTCCAAAGCAAAATTATCAGAATGTAAACATTTGTAAAAACGGCGGATTCAATGGTAACATAGCCGATTTACAATATTTCGACAAGGCACTTAGTATTTTCCAATTAAATAATATCGTATCTTGGGGGCGTAATACAAGTGCAGCAAATGCCTCAGGGACCGCAGATGCGACCGGTTTCCCATACTATTTATCAAATCTGTGGTATTCGTCAAACATATAAGCCTCCATGTAAAATAATCAAATATTAACTATCTATATAAAGTAATATTTGATGACCGATATTTCGGCTAATTTTTTATTAACATGCACAAATCAACGGAAACAACGACAACAATTCTTTTTACATCAAGCCGGAGCTGAGACTCGATACACGGTTGTGTCTCCATATACTTATGATGCTAGTGGACGTTTAATATACACCCCCAAAGAGTTAGATATGCGCCGAAAAGCGGAGATTCTGAAACATCAGAATACGACCAATAACTATTCGGGGAAAAGAAAATGGGCTTATCTTGCGAGTTCGACAAATACAGCGCGCGCATGTCCTACAATATATAAATTAACACCAAACACGTCTTCTGATGTACCAGGTAAACCAATGATGCTATTTAATAATCCAAATGTTCCACTATATAATTACAAGCCGTTGGATACAAGTAGTTACGATGAGATTCCATATGATAACTATAAACGTTTATATGATATATATCCTATTGCAAATATTAATGCAGCGAATGGGGAAAGTGCTATTATAACCGATATTGTTATTCTTAATCCCAACAATAATTCTTTCGCGTTTGGGTTCACTATTCCCGTTTCAATCACATACAGTGCTACCTTTCGAACAGTATCTTCTTTTGCTATTAATTATGCACAATTATTTATTCAAAATGCGAAATTAGACATTTTTTATAGTGATTCGTTGGTAGCGGAGGTAGATGCATTATATAATGAACAACCATTAATATCAAAGGACTTAATAATATCTGCAGCGAATCTCACATTAGATGTTCAAAATTCTAGTGTTGGACCCATACATTTAGAGCAATATTTGGGAACTATTTACATACCACCCATTAATCTTCAAACAGTTACACAATATGTGTATAGATGTAAAATCACTATTAATATAGGATATTCTGAATATTCGCTTGATATGCCTCGTCCACCGGGTGAAGCTTATCGTAGTAATATAAATGGAGGTGATATCACAAATAGTTATCCCAAAGATGCTACATCGCTAATTGATGTTAAATACGGTGCAATTGCAAATATTGAATCACCCGATAATAGTATTTCTAATAGTTTAATGACTATGTATCAAGCAATTGTAGACGCCGAGGGAAATCCGGTTGTAGATTCATTGGGTAATGCGACGTTTAAGACAGTAAACCCAAATGATATTAAATATATTCCATTTGATATATCAGAAACAGCTACCGGTTAATTATGATAATAAGTTGTAATCAAATTATTATCTACTATAAACCACCAATAAAGTCAGCGAGTGGTTTTAAAGACACCATATTTTGTCCGTTCTTTTTACTATTTGTATTAATAGTGAAATCGCCTTTTAATATCTCTATCATATGTCTTACATGATGATAACCAATACCCTCTGTATTTTCTTGTAAATGAACTATATTTGTTGTATCATACCCTAATCCTTTCACATTATTTATCACCTTCTTTTTCATTTGTTCCAAGTTGCGACAGTGATAATGAACCAGACATAAATCAGTTAAAAAATAGTCGTGCGTATTGTAATGATTACCGTGGTCAAGCTCTCCCGTCCAATTGCGTTTGTTAAAAAAACTTTTCGCCATATCGTGATAATCTTGATACAAACCAAATTCAGTTTCAATCGTTGCGCGTGTATAACCAGTATTATTACCATTAGTAATTTGTGAATTTATATAATTCGTTTTAAATACAGTTTCTGAATCCGGTAAAGTATTGAAATAATTTGTTGTGCGAAATGGTAATACATTGTTGGATTCTTTATCGTAATATACTATAAATTCGTCAATATCAATGGGATAGGCAATATCATATTGACCGCGTGTTGGGTCATTAATTAATTCATTCATATAATCACCTTTCAACTTATAATCGTCCTTTTGAATTAAAAATACACCTAAATTTTGATAGCCAAATAGAGTTCCATGATATTTTAACCAATCTTCTACTATATCTATTTCATCTTTTACCATGGTAAATAATTTAATAATCATAATATGAATAATATAGCTTATTATGATATAATAAGAACCTTATTAATACTTAACCCCTAAATCTTTCTATTTATATAAAAGTGAACATCCGTAATCATTTTTTCATGTAATATCGTTTTCATTAAAAAATCGGGTAATTCGACATCCGTATATGAACCACCGCGTGTATTTTCAACACCAAACATGTTCATAAAAAGTTTTACGTCCTTGTCTACATCATATAAGTCTTTTACTTCAGTCGTATATACGACCTTTATTGGGGGGTTTGCTCTAGCAAACTCGTATAATTTTGCGCAATTGGCTAATACTACATCAATCTCTTTTTTAAAATCGACATGCAATAACATTTTATCATTTTCAAGAGAAACATAATACATATATAATGGTGCTGATTCTAAATCCTCTTCATCTTCATACTCAGTTTCATTCATGATAGCTAAATTTTGACTTTCTATCAATTTACAACAATCTAAAAACAAATTTAAACGTTCTTCTTGGGGAACTGAATGCATATCAACAATAATATCATTGGGATCATCTAATATATTGCGTGCACCATCATCCATCCATTCAAATTGTTTGAAATATTCATCATCCAAATCGTCGTCATCATCCGATTTTTCTTCCAGATTATTCACAACCACCGCATTTGCTACAAACCCGTTGTTCATGATTTCATCTAGCTGCGATGATGCAGAGGTTTCAGTTTTTCCGGTAGATATTGTAATTGATTCGGTAGTTCCCACGATTTCTGCACTATCTGAATCTAGTTCAACTGATACGTCTACTATTTTATCGTCGAGATTGTCCATTATAGTTATAAATATATATATTACTATATATCATTTGTATTACAAAATAATTTCTTATGCGAAATATCTATATAAATATAATTTCTATAGATAAACCAATAATATGTCTAATCATATTGGAATATTAATTCCAAGCACTACCCGGAATCGTCATTGGAAAACACTAGAAGAAACTACACTGTTTTCGATATTTATACCCTCTTTTTTTTCTACATACTGTAATAAATTCAAATATACGATTTACTTAGTGATTGATGATGATGACCCAATATTAACACAGCCAAATACCCAAGAACAATTGGAGAAATACGTATCAATTATGAATAATTCTACCATTAAATTTATATCAGCAAATGGTATTGAAAAAGGGTGGGTTACACATATGTGGAATCTCGCATTCAAACAAGCATACAATGATGGGTGTGATTATTTTTTTCAGTCAGGCGATGATATCGAATTTCTGTCTAGTGGCTGGATTACTGACTCTATTACAGAATTAAAACGTCATCAAGACATCGGATTAACCGGTCCACTTGATTATAGACGTATGCATTTGGGTTCGAAAGATTCCCAACCAGGTGGTGAAAGATTTATTCAAACACAATCATTCGTTTCGAGAAAGCATATGGAAATATTTGGATTTTATTTCCCCGAAGAAATAAAAAACTGGTTTTGTGATGATTGGATGACGAAAGTCTATTATTCAAAACACTTTTATCAAATCAATCATTTTGCATCTAATATAGGCGGGGAACCAAGATACGAGGTTATTGGAGAAATTATGAATCCCGAAGACCCCACATTTAAAGCATGTAATCGACTTATTATCGAAGGGCAAAAAATACTACATAATTATTGCTCAAACTAGGGGGGCGTTTGGTTTTGGAGAAATAGAGGCAGCGTCTCTAGTAGCCGCAGTGACTACAGGGGGAGGAACAAAAGCAGTAAGAGTAACGCCCGCGGCGGGAGTGGTAACAGATGCCGATGGAGAATAAGAAGACCCATGTTTAGAGGTTAATACATCTGATAATTCATCAACACGTTCAGATAAGGTGTCGATTGAAGAAGTCAAATTTGACGTTGACGGTGAAAATGATGCAGAACCCGGTGAATTAGTCAATGACGCAGAACCCGGTGAATTAGTCAATGATGCAGAACCCGGTGAATTCGCTAACGGCGTATAGTTGTTATTATTAAAGTTAGCAGTATTATTAAAATTAGCAGTATTATTAAAGTTAGAAGTATTATTGGAAGGTGGGGTTATACCCGGAGATGTATTGTTGTTTGACGGATTACTAGATGCACTTTGATTTGAACTAATGGGTAAAGATTGACTAGAATAATTAGATTCAGGTCTATAAGGGGGAGTTTGTGATGTATTCATTGAATTGTTCTGTGTGAAAGGGCTTTTATACATAGGTTTTGCGTAATGAACGGGCTTGTTTATAATAGGAAGAGTTGATGTATTCAAATTTGAACAACTGGGCATTCGAATACACGATTGTCCGGGTAAATCATTAAACATTTGTGGTTGATACGGAGGCGTTAGTGCACCAGGAGGTGGTGGCGGAGGAGGTCTACCCCAGTTTATCTCCCTTTCTTGGGAAGCATAACCTGTAAATGGCGGCGAATCAACCTCATCTTCACACAGTTCCTCTGTATCAAATACTTTACCAAACATACATTTGTCCGTCTCGTCAATTTGTATACACTTTCCACTTCCATTAGAATATCCAACTGGACACCATTTTTTACCACTCGACGCAGACGTGGAAGGAGAGAATTTAGTATTCTGTTTCAAACCATTATTTAATTCTTCGTCTAAATCTTTCTTTGATGTTTGAACAACTGGGGGGATGGGAACATCGGGTTTGGGTGCCGACTTGGGAGCAGGATTTAAATTAAACATGGATAGATTCCATTGTTGTTGTATAGATGTGTCGCCATTAATATTATCCTCATTTTGCAACAAATTACCAACAGAATGAATAGTTCCTTCTGCAATATCAACACCGCCCTTTGCTGTATCACCCGCCACATCCGCAGCTGTATTAATTACTGCACCTGTGTAGAAACCAAGAACACTCAATATTCGAGCAATAAATCCATAAACTATGTTCGCAATATTGTGAAAAATATTTACTCCTAAAAACGAAAAAAATAGAAGAGACGCGAGAACAACAATAATCATATTCTTGGAAAATTTCATAGAAGTGTTCGAAGGACTACTTTTCTCTATAGGATTACTTATTTCCTTTACATCTGTATCATTAGAAAGATTATCCATAATTATATAATATATATACACAATATTACGAAACACATGTTCGTTTAATTGTCATTGTTTATATGTTCAAATAGTATAAAATGTCTGCTTTTGGTTTTATGGAGACATCATTCTTTATTAGTTTAGGAATATCCTTTGTTCTAATTTTATTGTTGGTATATCACTTTAAACAGCGTCTAAGTGTCGCAGAAGGTAAATTAGATACTATGTTTGAAATAATTAACAATCTAGCACAAGAATTATCTAACGTGAAATCGGTCATTGTACACAATAACCGCCCATCTACACCGTTTCCCCACAATATGGTAATTAGACCCAATGTACCAGTCGATAGTGTGATTATGGAAGGGGGGAAAATTGAGGAGGGTGAAGATAATAGCGAGTCTGAATATGATAGTGATGACGAAGATAGTGATGACGAAGATAGTGATGACGAAGATAGTGATGACGAAAAAATTATCGTGTCTGATGTCGATGAAGATGATATAAGTGTTGACTTGGTGAGCGAAGAATATGAAATCGCAAATGAGGAAACCGCAAATACAGAATTAGTAACTGACGAAGTTCCGGTTGATGTAACACAGGATATATCAGAAAATGTTCCCGATTTTCTAAAAATGAATTTAGGCGATTTAAGGTCATACATAACAGAAAAGGGATGGATTGAAGATGCATCTAAAATGAAAAAAGCACAAATAATCAAGTTAATTGAATCCCGCGATATCGCATAGATTTAAAATATTTATTTGAAAACATTATATGTTGAATAATATATAATGTTCTCATATCCTCAACCCGAACCCATAGCATCTGCATATTCTTGTGGACAGTGTGAAACACGCGTTTCCACTCTTGGATATGCGACAAATAATGTATATCCATCATTCCCCGCAAATATGAGTGATGGTCGTTCGTTAATCGCGTCGCATCAACCCGAGGCTATATTAAATGATAATTTAATAAAACAGAGCGGTGTAAAATCCAACTGGGAATACAGAAAATATTTAGTCGAACATTCCAAAGAAATAGCTGAATCCAATTTTAAAGAGTCTTGTAATGATTGTGGATATTTTGACCGATTTCGTCAAAACGAAAGAGGCAGCGGTAATGTTCTCTCAAATACAGGAGCAGGTTATAAAGATCCCAGTATTATCCAAACCGAACAAAGCGATTTGAAAAAGTTATATTTAAGCCGCGAAGAATTGTCTAACAGACATGAACCTCAGACATTAACGCAGGAACAATTATTCTCCTATATGTCTAAAAAATAAACGTAATATATATATATAATGATACCGTTTCGCTTAGTGAAATCATTGGATATTATGTATGTTGTAGCGATTCAATTTGTAGTCGCAATTCTATTGAATGTTATTATAGATGGTGTGCTAGAACGCATTGGTCATATAGAAGAGGATAATATAAAAATAGTATATACTTATTCTAATTTCGTCAAACATCTGTTAATTGCGATTCTAATTATATCTATATTCGCTATTGTTTCTTATTTTGCTCGTTTAACTATTAAACATATACCGAGTCCATTTAACGGAATTAGCGGATTTCAACATATTCGACTGAAGGAATTGCAAGAGGTTGGTTCATTAACAGCATTCTTATTTTTAACTTCCAATTATTTAGATTCCAAAATTAAAACTCTTAGAGAGATGTATAAAAAATTGATTGTGTAATTGTATGGTGAAAATATGACTAATAGTATAATAAATGTATTACGCAGTAGCAAGGGGCAATACAAAAGGGGTTTTTGATAATTGGACAGACTGTAAACAATCTGTCCAAGGATATAGTAATGCTATCTTCAAAAAGTTTACTACACTAGAAGACGCGAACCAATTTATAGATGAACATACCAAACCATCTGTAAACAATGAGTCTCAACTAGATTATTATGTATATACAGATGGTGCATGCAGTAAAAATGGTACAAGTCATGCGTCTGCCGGCATCGGAATATATTTTAGCCCAAATGATTCACGTAATGTATCAATGCGACTTTCCGGTAAACAAACAAATAATGCCGCAGAGTTGACTGCGATTATAAAAGCAATACAAATCGTTGAAAATGATGTTCGAAACGGCAAGTGTGTTGCGATTGTGACCGATTCGGAATATTCAATACGATGCGCCACTACATATGGTGAAAAATGTGCGAAAAAACAATGGAAAGACGATATTCCTAACCAGGATTTAGTTCGCGAATTATATGAGGTCTATTCACAAACGTCAACCATCAAATTCATTCATATAAAAGCACATACCAGGTTGATGGATATTCATTCAATTGGGAACCGAGAAGCTGATAAATTAGCATGTGAAGGGGCAAACATGTAATATTTCATTTATTTCTTCCATAAACACCCATTTAGAAATTGTTGTTTATCAATTATTATTATTACGCATGAAATTAATCAGCTTTGATATTGGAATTAAAAATATGGCTTTTTGTATTTTTATTGTTGATGGCGACACAGTCAAAGTCCAAGACTGGGGCGTTTTAAATTTAATGGACGAATGTGAATTACCTCAAAAATGCACTTGCAAACTCGCCAAGAAAAACGCAGATAGTAATTGTAACAGTAAGGCAAAATATGTGAAGGACGGACAATATTATTGCGAAACACACATGAAAAAAGATATGAAGTTGAACAACTGGAGATTGAGAAATAAATCGAATTCTCCAGCGACCATAAAAAAAATGAAGAAAGACGAGTTGATTGATTGTGGGAATACATACAAAGTGTGGAAGGATACGCCTACATTTTCAACCAAAAAGGGTTATTGTGATGCTATCTTGGAACATCTGGATATTGTTGGTATAAATCCGATAGTCTTTAGAAAGAAAAAGACAGCAGGTGAAGTCGATTTAATTACGATTGGTCGAAATATGAAAACGTGTTTGGATAATTTACGCAATGTTCATAACATTACACATGTAATAATGGAAAATCAAATATCTACAATCGCTTCACGGATGAAAACAATTCAAGGAATGTTGGCGCAATATTATATTATGCAACCATCTTTACCACAAGTGGAATTTGTATCTTCTGCGAACAAATTAAAACATTTAGTAATTTCTTCTGAACGAGATACCTACAAACAACATAAAAAAGACAGTATCGAATTTTGCGAAAAATTTCTATCTTCCAATCAACATTTAGGAAACTGGGGAGATATTTTACATACACCCAAAAAGGATGATTTAGCGGATGCATTTTTACAAGGAATCTGGTATTTAAAACATCGAAAACTAATTACTTATGCGGACAACTTAAATATAAATAGTGTGTCTTTATCATAAGTTGATTTTATGGAAGTCATTGATATTGGATTAAGTGAACTCGAGCCTGTGTCTTTTCAATTACACGACCATGAACAAGTAAGGTCTTCCGATTCTGGTCCTTCTGTAAATTTCGGACCTGGTATAGAATTATTAATGAATGATAAAGAACGTTCCGGGTCCCGAAGCACAAATGTTGATGTAAAAGATTTAGATGCATTGGAAAGCGAATTAAACGAATTATCCAATAAATCAAACGAATCCACATCAAATAGTGGCGGAGGATTTGCTGATATATTTAAATTTGGCGGTGCTAGTAATACACCCACAAATGCTCCTCTTGAAACCGATTCTAAGATTGGCTCTGCTACGATGGACGGCATCGGTTCTACAAGCACATGGGACGGATATGGTAAAATGAATGATGTTCCCAATACAAGTGCACCACGTATGACCGACCGCGAAAAGCGTCGTAAAAAACGTGCTATGATTAAAAAATTGGATGAATGGTATGAAAAAGGGTTAATTAAACATAATTCTAATTTTAACTTAGACTCTGACTATGATGAAGTCGAAGATGAATATGAAACTGCGATGGAAGACAAGCGAAAAAAGGATAGTATTAAGCTCCAAGGTTGGTGGTTTACAACATTGATTAATTCTCTCGAATATGGTAATGCAGTGTTTGACCCATTCGGATTAAATTTAGATGGATGGGGAGAGCAAATCAATGAAGATATTGATAGTTACGAAGACATTTTTGCGGAGCTTCACGACAAGTATAAAGGCGGTAAGATGTCTCCTGAAGTATCATTATTATTACGCGTTGGCTTCAGCGGTGCTGTGTTAAATATAACGAATAAAGCACTCTCCACTGCTACACCCGGATTCAATGATGTTATTAAGCAAAGTCCCGAATTGATGAAGATGTTCTCGACCGCGACTGCACAAACAATGTCTCAGCAAAGTCCCGGGTTTGATTTTGTAAACAGCGTTTTACATCCCGACGAACAAGTAAACACTTCTCACGGAGTTCCTCCTCCTCCTATGGAAACACAATCACAAGCACCACCAAGTAGACCGGGAATGCAGTATACAACCGCGGCTACTAATCGACCAGACATTTCGATGGGTAGAGGAACCATGTTTCGCGAAGAAGGCGTGAATGTAAATAACCAATATGAGAATGTATCCACCGAACAAACACAACCTGCAGCAAGACCAGAAATGCGTGGACCACAAAGTGTTGACTTAGATAGTCTACTTTCCGGTTTAAAAACGCGTGAGGTAAATTTGGGCGATAATCGTAATGATGAAAATACATCTATGGTAAGTGCATCATCACTTCGGGATGGACAAAATACTACATTACCTACTCGCACAAATCGTAGAAAGCAACGTTCTGATAAAAATACGATATCTTTGGACATTTAAAAACAACAATATAAATATGTAAAAATATTCGAATGTTTTACATACTTAGGATACTACCGAATCGTCGGGAATAATATCTAATTCGTTGCGACAACCAATTTTGGACATGTCGTTTTTAATTTCAGCGATTAAATCACTGGATGAAGTAATATAGTAATCGGGTAACACAGCGTGAATAAACGCTTGTATACTACCGACCGCAAAACGACGACACAAAGACATTGAAAACCAAAAATGTCGGGTATAGGTCATACACACATTCTTAGGGTGCGTAAATGAAAACAGGTTCGATACAAACGATAACATTTGTTCTATATACTACTACTTATATCTCAATAATTACAAAAATATAATCTCTTTGCAATCGACTTAAATATTTATTTATAGTATTTTTATAATGTCTGAAACAACTAGCAACAACGAGTATTTTGAGCCATATGCTATATATGGGACTCGAACCGTATTTAATATGAGCCTTAAACTATATAATTACCTTTATGTTACAATTATGGACGCTGCTAACAGTGAACAAGGTAAGGCAATCGGAATGAATGTATTATGGACATTCAGCAAAATGTGCGTTTATGTTGAACGAGGAGGAATATTATTATATAATTCAAATGATTATATCAAACAAGGCGTAGACCAATGTGTTTCTATGAAAGAATGGGTCGAAGATTTAACTAGTAATAAGAATATTGAACCAAAAACAAATAATTGGATTCATGTGTGTAGAATAAGTAATCAAGACAGTTCTTACTCAGAAATATATGATAATCTCTCTGATACTCTCACTGAAACCGAATGCGTAAGAAAGTATCAAGGTGCGTATTTATCTGTCTTAAATGAATCAGACCAATATAATGATACATGTGTATTTCTTAAACAGAACAATTTGTATTGTATTCGCAAGTGCTCTGGAAACGACATTAAACTTGAGGTTGCGACACCTATCGAACAGTCGAATTGTGTTCCCATATCAATTGTATACAAACACCCTGATATGACCGAAGATATTGACCTATTATTTCTACCCGATGAAATATATTGTGTGAATAATAGCCTCTTTTCAAAGGTATTTGTTCGAAGGAGTTTGGAATATCAAGAAAAGCCTTTTGTGTTTGACGACCGGTATACGATAGATATTATAGATTCTAATGTTACGATGCATACAATGACGAAAAATGAATATATGAAAATATTGGTAGACGAATTCAAAATAATCAGTTTGGACGATGCTGTTAACGTATGTAAGGAGCCGATTGGGGATAGTAGCTCGAGTGATGAAGACAAGTCTATCGATTCCATTAACGTATGCAAGCAGTCTATCGGGGATAGTAGCTCGAGTGATGAACAACAAACACAGAACAATGATGAGTGTCTCGACACATAAATAGAAACAAATGGTTTAAAGATTTATATAGTATTAATGTAAGGGAATGTCGTTAGATAATTCGTGTATCCCACCAAATAGCGTTTTGCATGGTAAATGGGATCTATATTACCATTTACCACACGATAAAAATTGGGAAGTTTCTAGTTACAAATGTATCGCAAAGGACATTCAAACTGTAGAACAATTAATCGCTATAAACGAAAGTTTATCTGAGAAAATTGTTAAACATTGTATGTTATTTGTAATGCGGAGTGGTATTACTCCTATGTGGGAGGACGTGAGGAATCGCAATGGTGGTTGTTTTTCGTTTAAAGTAATTAACAAACAAGTCCACGAAGTATGGAAATCCCTTTTTTACGCGCTATGTGGCGAATCTTTGTGTATAGACAAGGAAAACAGTGAGCATTTGAATGGAATTACCATATCACCTAAAAAAAGTTTCTGTATTGTAAAAGTGTGGTTGAAAGATTATTCTTTACAAGACCCTAGTATTTTAACTCCTATTACTAACTTATCAAAACAAGGCTGCTTATTTAAAAAGCATGCACCCGAGTTTTAAGTTTAGCAAAGTTATATCTGTATTTATCATTACCTATTATAAATATATAATAGGCAATGAACTCATCAAATATATATATTTTTGGATATGGTTCACTACAAAATATAAATTCTATTCGAAACACTCTTAATATAACGGATATCGACGAAATTGATTTTGCGGTGCGTGTGAATAATATGAGACGTGGATGGTATTTACCAGTAAATCGAAATAATCTTATTTCAAAACCATGGACAACGCTTGCATGCACAGAAGAAAACGGGCATACTGTTAATGGAGCTCTTATCAAAATTACACCTGAGTGTTTGACGTTATTGGACGAACGTGAATCGGGTTATGAACGAAAAATTATACCTCATAAATATATAAAATCTATTTGTGATAAAAAGTTGCCCACTGACTCAACAGTATATTATTATGGTATCGACGTAGAATGTAAAGAGTCACCTACTTTATTTACACCTATATTACAATCATACTTGGACACATGTTTAATTGGTTGTATTGAAATGGATTCGAAATTGGGCAATCGACATTACGAATATACTATTGAATTTTTACAGACAACTCATGAATGGAATTCTATGTATTGTTGGGTAAATGACCGTATTTTTCCTCGGCGACCATATGAAACCGTACCATACGCTCGCATCATCGACCAACTATTACATGTATATATTCTATCGTAAAATAATAAAATGATATAAATATTTTTCATTATGTTAGAGTATATCGTAATGAATGAACATAGATTAATAATACCTCAACCAATATCACGAATCGCATTCTATTCAACTCCATGTATTATTCAATGTATGTGTGTAAGTTATTGGAATGAATATAAGTTCTTAACAATTGGATTATCTTGTCTATTCGCGTCCAGTATATTATACTGGAATGATATTCAAAATAAAGCTATCTATAATATAGACCGCACATTAGCTGTAAGTGTTCTAAGTATTAAAAGTTATATCGCATATAATAATTTTAATATGATAGGTGAAAAAATATGGTATACCAGTTTATTTGTATCTGCAATTGCCTACATATCATCTTCGTATTTATTTCAAATTAATAAAAACGGACCGGAAACGGAGAAAGAAACGATTATGAAACGGTCTGTATATTACCATATGTTTTTTATCCATTTTCTTCCAACAACTACATTTTCCGTATGTGTTTTATACTATTTACCAAGAATAGACGAAAATTAGATGTAAATGTTAATTATGTATATACTATTTAACATTTAACTGGGCGGTAAAGGAGCCAAACATAGCTTTATTTCTCCGAGTGAAGCTACGTCATATTTAACAATAAGGGGTAAATCATTACCAAGATACATCTCTAAATGACTACATAAGGGGGTGCATTTGATAAAATGAGATAAACTTTTTAATGAAAATTCTCCTTGAATAATCACAGATGCGTCAGGTTTATTAATAAATTCCATATATCCGTCCGACTCAGAACGGAATATACGTGAACTTGCGAAATTCCCCTCACAAGAGAATATCAAATCACTTCCAACGGACTTAATCTCAATTCTATCTGAAATACCATTCATATCGCGAATTATTTTTTGGAAGTCAGAGGTTGGTAAATTAATGACGGTTGAATATTCCACATCGGGAACAACTAATTCTTCCGTATCTGGCTCAATTAAACGCAATTTCTGACTATAACATTGCTTTATATCACCGTTATCATATTGCAATCCAAGATGTGAAACAATTCCATCATGATAATCATCATTATCTATATACATAGACAATGTATCATCATTCGACATGGTTGATATCACTTTGAACAAATGCATTGTATTTGCACATACTATCACCTTGTCGGGTATACAATTGTATAATTCAAATTTGTGTGCATGTAATATCACATTCACCAATATAGTATGCGTTTTGTCGAAGTTAATAATTTTCAACCCATTATCTGTATACGTGATTGTGGCGTCAGTTAAGATATCCTTAATCGCTGTAATCATATTACGAATCGGTTGAATCTGCACAGTCTTGATTGTTAACACATTATTTGCTTCGTTCATTTCTGCTATATTATAAGAAATTAAACGCACTTGTTTTTATATTTTCTTTTGCCCTAAACAATAAATGGTGAGCGAATGCTTTTTATATTCAACCATTCCATTTATTTACATTTCTTATTGCGTAATTTACACGTTTTTCTAGCCATTTTCAACGCGCGACTTGTTGGTTTACACCCTTCTTTTAATATATGATAATCGGATATCGATGCATTTCCACCTGTTATAGAACTTGCTAAACGTGCTAACCCCCAACTTTCTGCACTTTGATTTGGACGTGACCCACTCGAATAATAGGCCCCGCGTCCCTTATTTACAATCTTTTCCAATGCTTGTTCCGTGCATTTTGTCTTGGTCGATAACTGTTTCGAAGGCTTTATATTTTTAATACTGTATACTTTGCGAGCACGACTCAAATGATTTGATTTACGTGATTTGAATGTTTTTACTTTGGGTCGTGTATAATATTTCTTTTGTTTATACAATTTTCGAGATTTTTTAATATTTTTTCGTTGTTTCCTCCTATCTGAAGTGGATAATATATTCGGTATATAACGTGTTGGAATATTCATTTATAAATTGTCGTATAATATAGGCAACTATTATTGTAGTAGCTATATATATACATGCAACAGTCTGAACCTGTTATTGCCGTCTTTATTGATGGCGAAAACATAAATCAAAACCATTTTCAGGTAATCAACCAAGAAATACGTAAACATGGTCGTATCATAATCTATAATATTTACGCGGATTGGACTGAAATCGCCTTGAAAAAATGGAACCAGGTCGCAAGACAAAATGGTTTGCTATGTGTTCATTGTGATAAGATTAGTGGGAAAAATTCGGTAGATTTAAGGTTAAGTGTTGATATCATGAAAACGCTTTACACCAATGATACGATTGATATTTATTACCTGGTTACTTCTGACTCTGATTACAGACATGTTATCATGGAAATAAAACAAAAAAATAAATCCGCATATTGTATTGGTGTATCTAAAGTTAGTCAAACGTTAACGTCTGTATGTGATAAATATACCAAGATTGAAGATTTATTGCCGACAGAACCGGTTTTATTAGATATCGAGGTACTCTGGGAAATTGTCCATGAATGTATACTTACATGTAGAACTAACATTAGTATGATTAAAGACGAAATCCTTAGACGACATGCGACATTTGACCAGAAATCATTTGGTTATACCAAATTTTCGGATTTTTTATCTAAAGAATTTGAAAATATAATCTATATTGAAGATGGAAATTGTATGATGTTATAATATATATGGATTATAGCGCTGGTTTTGCAAAAGACCTTATTGCCTGTTTTGGATTTATAATCGCCTTTGTGATTATTTACAACACAAATGATTTGCACAAATTAAAACCGCTCTTTTTGGTATCTTTATTACTCGCTATGTTTATCGATGGGTTATATTCTATATTTCCCGAATTTCACAATACAACGGTTGGATATAATGCCCCCACATATGCATTAGTCGCAGTCGTATTACTATTTATACCAAGTTTATGCTTCTTATACAAATAAGGTTTGTGTATTCATATACCAAATACACAAACAAACACATTACATATCAAATAATTCTACATTTACACGTTTATCCTTTGTTGTTTTTTTCCCTACCGCGGTTAATTCATTAATGTCCGCATCTGTTCTTTTCAGTAACTCTTTCATTTCTGTTAAATCAAACAATTCACCTGTTCTTTCGTTTAATGCATATTTAACACCATTATATGGATACGTTATTATTCCCGATTTTACGGTCTGTGTTTCTTCTACATCTTTTGAAGCGGCATCTTGGGTAATTGCCGGTTGAGATGCGAAAGCATTTGTAGATACTGTTCCGAAGTTAAAACACACCAAGTTTTCTGATTTATTTTGCTGCTCATATAGTTTACAATCCATCGCAGTCTCTTTTACTGCGTGAAGAATTTGCGAATTTACATGGTCCTTAATTAAAGCATTCTCAAATAATTGTTGGTCGGTTGTATTTACAGCAGGTTTTGATTGTAATTGTCGTACATATCGTTCCAACAACGTAGAATTAGCTGATTCTATAGCACTTTTAGAAGTTAATTTACTTTGGTCGCGATGTCTTAATTCGATGTGCTTATCGTCCTTACTATGTTCTTCGGATAATACTGAAATATACAAAAACACTTTCACTGTTCTCATGTCCGGGGGTAAATCTTGATGACTACATATACGACGTGCACGTCCAATAACCTGTTCTAAACGGACCATATTCCAATACGGTTCTACAATATGGACGAAACGTGTATTTTTAAGATTAATTCCTTCTGCACCCGATGCTGTAATCATCAGAATGCGAACAACTTCTCCCATGAAATTATTTTCATGGTCTTGCTTTCGAAGTGCCGATACAATTCCCGATGGGACTTCTTCCCATTTTGAATTATAGATATTTAGAATGATTTTCTTCTCTTCATCGGTTTCCGTTCCCGTATGGAGTGCAAACTTGGGCTTTCCCTTGTCTTCGGGCTCTTCAAACAGTTCCCATTCTCCATTGTTTCTTTGTATTTTTAGTTCAGCATACCCATTTGTTTCCAAGATAAGTTTAAAAATACCAATACCTTCCATTGTTCGGAATTGACTGTATAATAGATGAAGTCCCGTATTATCCTTATTTTGTATATTTTCGAGTATTTTCAAAAACTTGGGACTATACATTTTCAGCCCATTTACACTAAATATTTCATCTGCGCGCCCTTTCAACTCGTTCAACGCCATCATCATTCGTCTTGGATAATCAATCTTTTTCTCCTGTTCTACCGGTTTAATTTCTTCTATTTCCTCTTCCACTTCTTCCTCATTAGGAATTGAATCATCCAGAACTTCAACATCTTCGAGAACAATATCTGTAGCATCTTTCAAATCAATCTTGGGTGTAGACTCTTCCACTTCTGGTTCTTCCACTTCCTCTTCCACTTCTTCCACTTCCTCTTCTTCCACCTCTTTATCATCATCGGTTTCACTATCTGAATTCTCACCACCTTTCATTTTTGTAGCTTTTCTACCCCGTTTAACACCAATATTATCTTCTTCGAAATCTTCTTCGCCCATTTCGTCGATCCCCCCTTTCTCACCCTCACCTTTTTGCGGTCTACCTGGTGGGTCGGGAAATGAAAAATTACAACACATACGAGACGCAATTCGGTATGTAGAAGGTATCTTAAATAAATTAGCTGCTTCTTTCGCCATATCTTGTTTTGCTTGTTTTTTCTTATTTTGTTTTTCACGTTTACTCTCCTCTGCGCGAATCTTTTCATATATACCAAATTGATATGCGCTCATAGGAACATGTTCAATATGAAACGTCTTATCATACTCGGATGGTACAAACGAAGGATATAATTTTTCATCTGCACCTCTAAAATAAGAGGTAAGTCCAAGAATACGTCTTTGAAATAATCTTTCATTTTTCATGTCCTTTGCGCCCAACTCAACAAACATTTCTAAAAACTCTTTTGATATATCAGGCAATGCCTTATTATTTGTTAATTTTACCTTTGCTACATTCTCTACACGCAAATGATGTTTTCCAAGAATATCAATTACCTCCTTCTTAAATATAAGGTCACTGGTATTACCGGTATCATCTAATTCTACGCCAGTATAATCCTCGAAAACTCCTCCTCCTTGTTGAATAGCCATCTCCGTATCTATACGTTCGATACGCTCAGAGCTTGATTCATCCAATTGTGAACCAGATATTGGATTGTTAATACTTATCAATCCATTTTTATTTTTGGTAATAATATTGTCTATGTTTGAGGGCGTTGATGCAGTTCTCTTACTCTTGGTTCCTCGCTTAGCCTTCTTGGCTTTTCCTCCTTTTTTTAATGTCTGTCTTGATGAAGATTTACTTTCGTCGTATTTATTTACAAAACCAAAAGGATTTCTGGTGATAATTAATTGTTGTCCACTTAATTCAACATAATCATAACGATTTTTACCAGCACCTTTAAACCAAGATAATATCGATTCTCTTGTGTATGACCTACCGTTTTCACCTACTGTAAACGGAAATGTCCAAGTTTTAATATATCCACGCAAAATATTGAATAAAACACCTATTTCGTTGGGATAATTAATAATCGGTGTTCCAGATAATAATACAATACGCGCATTCGTAGCACTCATCAAATATTCATATAATTTGTATGAAATGGAAGTCTTATCGTTCAACTTATTCACTATTCGACTTACAAAATTATGAACTTCATCAATCACTACTACACAATTATCAAACGGGTTTTTCTTTAAATTATCGGTCATTTCATTCATTATTCCAAGATTGAGACCATTATAGTTATAATGTTTATACTTGGAACGTATCATCATATCAATCTGTTGATTCAAACTTTTCTTATCAACATCGGACAAATCATTAAAATTCGAATCCTTTTTTACATTAACCATCCAAGCACCCTTGTTTTTGCTAACATATTCTTCCGGTAATTTCAATATTTTTGATAATATTTGAATATAATTGGGTTGACCATCGGTTGATATAAATTCCCAAAATTGGTCTAGTTTATATATTGGGTCGCCACAAACCTTCATTTGGTCATAAAAATTCGCTTTCAATGACGCTAAAGTCATCACTATCACCTGCTTTTGCGATTTCATTCCTTCTGCAATTGCTATCGACGTACATGTTTTTCCAGAACCTAAACCATGATACAATAGCAATCCTCGATAGGGTGTATATAAATTCAAATAATCACTTACCACCTTTTGATGAGTCATCAACTTAAATTCACGTGCTTCACCCTTTTTAGAATTCGTATCATCACACGACGCCTTTTTTTCTTCGTTTGATAATTCACGTTTATATTTTGAAAACAGAGGCATTAATTGCGATAAAAACTTTTTACGGTTATTCATGTAAAATGTGGATGTTTTCAAACGGTGCGCGACCACTTCTGACGGCATTCGTTTAGCAAATTGAAAAATATCTAGGTCTTCGTCGTCGACCGATTTGTCCTTAATTTCTTCATCTTCATCTTCATCTAGTTCATCGACATCTTCATCTTCATCTAGTTCATCGACTTCTTCATCTTCATCTAGTTCATCGACTTCTTCATCTTCTTCTTCTTTTTCCTTGGATTCATCACTGGGTTTTGTTTTACCCGGTTTACTTGTAACCATTTTTTCCCCTTTTTTTCCCTTTTTCCTCTTTTCCCCCTTTTCAACATCTTTTTGTGGTCTTTCAAACTGAATCTCTTGAACCGAATCAGATGATTGTATAGCACTATCCAATTCAGATTCTTCCAATATAACTGATTGAGACGGCAACTTTTTAATTCCTACAGGAATAATTCGCCGGGAAGTGAGATTACGAATAATTTGCTCACAATTTACATCACGTGCCTTTCGCACGTCTGTTATTATTGTTAATCTACCCGGGTTATCTATATCAATCTCTTTTTCCTCTTCTACACCAGGTAGTTGCGAGTCTTCACCCCGTGTGTTGTATAGCGTGCCCGACCCATACATTTTAATATTAATACCCTCGCGTTGAGATATACTTGGTGATGGTTTTATAGCTAAAGCTGATATAATTTTGGGCATATCTAGAATACTAATATATTATAAGGTCACAATTTTTACTAGTAAACATACAAAAATGATTCAAATTAAATAATTTGAATCATCATATAAACATTCTTAATATTCTATCGGTTAATATGGTTGTAACACTCTCAACGCCTCTTCACACGCTACCTGTTCTGCCTTCTTTTTGATTTTATGAACTCCTTTTCCCAAACGAATAAAGACACGTCTATTTTCAGACATATACTGATGTATATCAGCAAATGTAGCGAACTCCTCAATCTTCAATGCTGTATTTGCCGAAACAGAATGAATCGGTTGTCCTAGACATAGGTAAACCGCCATACGATAACCATTGTCCGCATCATGTTCCATAAATTCCATATAATCAGGTGTAACTTTGAATTCCTTTTGGATACGAACCTGCAAGATATTTTTATAATTATCATCATTACGAATCAGATTAATCCAATCGACATGCTTTTCAAACACACTTTCTATAAAGATTTGCGCCATTTGAAAGCCAGGGCCTGTTATAAATAAATTTTCAAACCATTTGTCGTCGTCTTTAACGGAAATTTTATTAAAATCCAGAAACAAGGCTCCTAAGAATGCCTCAAACAAACAACCCAGCTTTTTCAAATTCGTTCGCGTTTGCTTTTGCTCAGCATGTTTAGACATTACAATCCATTTATGTAAGCCCATCTCGTAAGCCAATTTACCAATTGCCTCGTTTTTTACCAGCGCAATCTTTTTTTCCGTCATAAACCCCTCATTTTCTTTGGGAAATCGACGATAGAGAATATATTTAGTAATACACTCCAATACACCGTCCCCTATAAATTCCAAACGTTCATTCGATTTTGTATTTAATGGTAAACAACCATCGGGTTTAGGAACAATTACTACACCATTTTGTTCGTTTTCTAAGTCGGGACGGCGTAAGTAGGAACGATGAATAAATGCGCGTTTGTATAACTCGTAATTGTGAATCGTTGTATCTATACCATACTTTTTTAATATTTCGTTAATATCGTTTTTGGTAATTGGTGTATTTAGGGGATTATACGGGTCAAATACATATACATCTTGCCCGTGTTGATTCTTCTCAACATGGATATCATCATCTAAATTCAGGGTATTGCGGTCACTTGAGGGTTTAACTGTCGATTTCATGTTATTTAACAAATAATATGAATCCAACGAATTATAATAATAGAGAGGGTTATATCTAAATCCTTTACACTACATAACTATCAATTTTTATTGTCTTTTTATAGTATATAAAATATGGTTTCTATGACTACAAGATCAATGACTTCTGCTAACGGTCTCCGTATCGGATCTAACGCCGAAACCAACGGTAATCAGGGTGGTGGTGACAAGAAGGCTGGACTTGTCCCAATGAAGAACGCTCCTGCTATGAGATGGACTGCTCTTAGTGTAGCCCAAACCCGCAACACCCTTTACACATTTAACGGTATATTCGGTCTTCGTCACACAAGAAACCCACGTGTTCGCTTTTCCCGCCCCATCGGTAGCACTCTTAGCCATGTTCCTTACTGGGATATGTCATCTATCAGTGCATAAATTATTTAAAAAAACGATATAACTAAGTAATAATGTATTGTATTACAATACATTATGAAGATTATTTTCGACGAACGCGAAACCTCATTGTATGAAAAATTCAAATTGTTCGAATCTTCTTGTTCCACCGAAAAACGCGTTATGGATTTAGGCGATATTCTTTTACAAGACGATGACGGAAAAGATATATTGTTGATTGAAAGAAAATCACTTTCTGACCTAATAGCAAGCATTAAAGACGGTCGATATGAAGAACAATCGCATCGCCTTATTCATGCATCGGGTATGGAAAGACATCATATTGTATACCTAATTGAAGGTCTCTATTCTCAATTGCGAACTCCCATGGAAAAGAAAATTGTATATTCTGCTATGACTTCACTCCAATTCTTCAAAGGATTCAACTTAGTTCGCACTAATTCAATGGCTGATACTGCCGAATGGATTCTCAATTATTCAGATAAAATTTCGCGCGAATTATCGAGAGGAAACCATCTTTGGTCACATAACACAGATTTTCCCGATACTCCACCACCTGCATACTGTAGCGTAGTAAAACGCACTAAAAAAGACAATATTACACCTGAAAATATAGGTCAAATATTGTTATGTCAGATACCTGGTATTAGCACAGTTTCCGCCATCGCAATTATGAATAAATTTCATACGATTTCGAATCTTATCGAAAATGCGAAAAATGATGAAAATTGTATGAACGATATTGTCTGCGAAACTCGCGGTAAGTCGAGAAAACTTGGTAAAAATATTGTTAAGAACATTCTTGAGTATCTTGTATAAACTTATTCTTGGAGATTACTTGGTACCGTAGGCGGTTCAACCACATTATCACTGTACTTTCCATCCTTTATTTGGTCAACTGTAAATACAACACCGCCCCAGTTTGAATCCATCGCATTATCGCTAATTCCATCGGGATTCTGTGTTTTGGTTGAATCGTGTATTTTATCTAATATTGTATATTTACCCGTATATTGGCTACTTGGGTCAAAACCATAGGTGCCTTGATTATAAGGCTGCTTGCGATTCGCATCGGTATATGGAACCATATCTCGTTGAGAACCATTGTTTGGTGTTGTTGTGTTTCCATACAGAGCTACATCATGAGGCGTTTGCACAAACCCTCGGGGTCCTGAAGGAGGCATGAAACTAGGGGAAACCTTTGTCGCGTTTTGGAAATAATCTCCAACCGAACCTAATAATAATGGGTCAATCGTAATATCATTATTTGTGGGGGGCCTCATTCGATAGACTTCTTCTCCTTGGGCATTTGTCTCTTCCTGTAAAAACAATACCGGACAATCTTGATTATATATCTCCTTTTGCCTTTTCACATAAGCTATGTATTGTTCTAAATTATCGAAAAATATCGGATTTTCTTTGGGTGTTTCGGGCAGATTTTTATTAAATAACATCAATTGTTTACCCCGCTTTATCAACAAGGTTGGGCACATATCCTCAGATTCTTCCTCTTTCAAATCATTCACTTCTAAATATGCTGAACTACTTGGAGCCGGGGCTTGCGCTACATCCGACATTGTAACTACTTTATCGCGAAGTTCGGTCAATTCGTCTTCCATTTCTATCCATTCGCTGCTTTTTCCCATCCAGAATATGAAATAAATACCTGCTAAAAACACCATTAATAATAATACTACAAGACCATAATGATAAACAGTATCTTTTACCTTGGGAATTATATTTTTCATCTTATTGTCTATATATTTAGATAGATACAATAATCTATTATTTACTTATTTCTAATCTTATAATATAATGGGAACTCGAAAATACGGAGGGAAACAAAGTTCTAAAAGGAAGGGGACTCGCCGTTCTTCGCGATTAGCAAAACAAAAGATTGTTGTTGGTAAAATTTACGCCGACTGGTGCGGTCATTGCAAATCGTTAAATGGTGAGTGGAAAAAATTAAAAAAAATGATCAAACTTGGAAGAGGACGCGACTTGAAAAATTCCACATTTGAATTTGTAGAATTAGGCGATACTCCCAAAAATCAAGAAAAAGGTATCACTGTCGACTATTTACTCGAAAATTTCAACGCAAATCGTTTCCCCAATGGAGACCAAATGCTGGCTCTCGACGGAGGATACCCTACTGTATTTAAAGTATGTAATAACAAGCTTGAATATTATTCCGGTAATAGAACCGCCAAAGAAATGTTTTCATGGTTTACATCTAAATGTCCCATTTCGTATGTATATTAGATAAATCTATATTGTAAAAAAACGTCATATCATTTATCATATCACGTTTACATTATTGGTCTTGTAATTATTCACTCGCATCCTTTATCATTTCCCTCATTTTATCAATAGACATATCCAAAAAGGATTCTACTTCTTTATCTCCCATAACAACTACCATCTTTACTAGTTCAGTAATTTCGTCTGACGACAATTTTGATAACTCTTTCGTTTGTTCAACTGATAATTTACTCAATATTGTTGAAATCTTGGTCTCTTCTTCTTCATTCATTTCAACCTCTTGTATTGGCTTGGGATCTTCTTTAGAAACCATTGATTTGAGGTGTTCTCCTGAAACCATTGACTCAATCACTCCATCAAATAGATATGTTCTCATCAACATATAAGCTATCGTAAACAGAAGAGCATGAACACACGTAACCAATAACTTGGAAGCGTTCTTGGGTATTTTACAAATTGCACCGGGTATAAATGCTATCGTTAAGAGAATCGTTGCTAACACTTCAGATATCATACTATATATAATACATACAAAATTGAATGAAATTTGTAAATATTGAACACCTATAATCTCTTGAAGAAACCTATTAAACCTAATCGCCATTATTATATCATGGATTTGAAAAAGACCGTCAAAGTAAAAAAGGCTATATCGGGTAAATCATTTCGGTTGATTGATTTTCACGTTTACAATCAAAGTCCTGAGCCAGAATCAGATGATTCCGGCACAGATAATTATAAACCCAATACGTCTAAAACATTTGAACCAACCAAATTTGTAATTCAGATGTTTGGTATCAACGAAAAAGGCGAAACTTGTTGCGTTTATCTCGACAATTATCAACCATTCTTTTATATTCGCATTGGTGATGATTGGAAGCGCGAAGATACGATTGATTTATTGCGTCATATTCGAACAAAAGTTGGACGATTCCATAGCTCGGCTATAGTCGGCATTGAAATGGTTGACCACCATAAATTATACGGCTTCAGTGGCGGCAAAAAACACCAGTTTGCGAAAATCACATTCAAAAACACAACTGTGATGAACAAAGTTCGCGGATTATGGTATACCTATCTCACCGAAGAAGAACGTAAGGAGAGCAATGATTATCGACGATTAACGCCTATGGTGTTCAAAGAGTTAACGCTTGAATTATACGAAAGCACAATCCCTCCTCTACTTCGATACTTTCATATCAACAACATTAGTCCTTCCGGCTGGATATTTATTGATACTATACGCGCGCAAACTCCTGAAATCAAAACCACCACCTGCAATTTCGAATTTATTTGCAATATATCTCATATCAAACCTCTCCCTAACAAGGAAACTATTGTACCATACAAGATTTGCAGCTTTGATATTGAAGCGAGTAGTAGTCATGGTGATTTTCCATTACCCATCAAAACATACAAGCGATTAGCGATTAATATTGTCGATATGTTTATGCGCATAGAAATGTCTTCACAGAAACTCGACCATACTCGCTCAAAATCTTTACTAAAACGCTGCATATTAACCGCATTCTCTTTCGACAAATTCGAAAATATTGATGTTGTATATCCTAAAAATAATCCTTCCAAAACTACCGTCAACTCTCTTATTGATATACTGCAAAACACTCCCATTAAAGGCGTTAAGGAAATTAACTGTGACGAAGACAATTCTTATTTACTGAATCTGGAAGCCATGTTTGACCAAATAAAGGAACAAATGGGCGGTAATGACGAATCTACCTGCGATGGCGATGCTCCCACAGAAGTCGAATCTGCACCTATATGGACCAAAACGCGTAATCATGTGAAAAAATTGGGGAAATCTGAAGAAAAACAAACATTGGTTGATATTTTGTTAAGTTCTAAATACGAACGTGATGCGAAAATTCAATACACCAACGAAGTATTCACCAAAATGTTCCCTCGCTTAGAAGGCGATAAAGTCACCTTTATTGGGTCGACCTTCATTCGTTACGGTGAACCCGAACCTTATTTAAATCATTGCCTAGTTTTGGGAACATGTGACGCGGTCGACGACGCAGTCATTGAAACCACGCAAACAGAATCGGAACTTCTGCTCAAATGGCGCGACCTTATCCAATCCGAAAATCCTGATATTATTATCGGCTATAACATTTTCGGATTTGATTATGAATTTATGTTTCGTCGGGCTCAAGAAAACCACTGTGAACACGACTTCTTAAAACTTTCACGAAAATGCGACGAAATTTGTGCAACAGATACTGACGGTGAACTATCTATTGAAAACACCAAAATCGTTCTCGCTACCGGAGAATACGATTTACGTTTCTACAAAACTACCGGTCGACTACAAATTGATATGTATACCTATTTCAGACGCGATTTTAATCTCACTTCCTATAAACTTGACGATGTCGCAGGTCAATATATCAGCGATAGTGTGAAGAAAATAGCTCATGCGGTTCATTCAAAACACGGAAACGTCACTGAACTTTTCAGCAAAAATCTGGCTGGTTTACATATCGGCGATTTTATACATATCGAACTCAGCGGATTTACATCTGATTATTACAAAGATGGGAAGAAATTCAGGGTTCTTGATATTGAACATGGACGAGAAGTTTGCGAAACTGTAAACGGGAAGGAGAGCACCAAGAACTACAACGTGATTGTTATCGGCGGCACGGAAATGTCCGACGATACTACTAAAAGCGTCAAATGGGGCATGGCGAAAGACGACGTTTCCGTTCAGGACATTTTCCGACTCTCCAAAGGCTCATCTGCTGACCGGGCGGTAGTTGCGAAATATTGTATTCAAGATTGTAACCTTGTTCACCATCTTATGGCTAAAATCGATGTAATTACCGGATACGTCGAGATGTCGCGTATTTGTAGTGTCCCCATTTCATTCCTCGTATTCAGGGGACAAGGCATCAAATTAACTAGTTATGTTGCGAAGAAATGCAGGGAAAAAGACACACTTATGCCCGATTTGGAGAAAACGTCATCGGGTGATGGATATGAAGGCGCCATTGTATTACCGCCCAAATGTTCCATGTATATGGACAACCCTGTTGCATGTGTTGATTATGCATCACTGTATCCATCATCTATGATTAGTCAAAACTACTCGCATGATAGCAAAGTATGGAGCAAAGAATATGACCTACAGGGAACATTGGTCAAAGAAACCGGGGAACGAGACGCGAAAGGGACCTTTATATATGATAATTTACCCGAATATCAATATATTGATATCGAATTTGATACTTATCGCTATATGCGCAAAACTCCCTCAGCTAGCATTACCAAAGTTGTATCCGGCAAGAAAATTTGTAGATGGGCTCAATTACCCGAAAATCAAAAATCTATTATGCCCGCGATTTTGGAAGAACTACTATCTGCTCGAAAGGCTACCCGCAAAAAAATCAAAACAGAATCCGATCCCTTTATGCAAAACATTTTGGATAAGCGACAACTCGGCTATAAAGTCACTGCGAACTCTTTATATGGTCAATGTGGTGCTCGCACATCAACATTCTATGAACAAGATGTTGCTGCATCTACCACCGCTACCGGTCGTATGATGATTACGTATGCAAAACGGATGATTGAAGAAGTTTACAAAGGACGTCTTTACGATACAAAATGCCATGGTCTTGTAAAATGTAACGCCGAATATATTTATGGCGACACCGATAGTGTATTCTTTACCATGAACCTGGAAGACCCGGTAACGGGAGCCAAAATTAGAGGTCAACGTGCACTTGAAATGACCATTGAAATCGGACAGGACGTCGGAGCACTTTGTTCGCAATTCTTGAAAGCACCACAGTGCCTCGAATATGAAAAAACTCTTATGCCCTTCATTCTCCTTTCTAAAAAACGCTATGTTGGTATGTTATACGAAGAAGACCCACATAAGGGGGAGTTGAAGTATATGGGACTTTCATTGAAACGACGCGACTCGTGTGATTACTTGAAAGACACTTACGGCGGCATTCTTAATATCTTAATGAAAGAAAACAACGTTCAAAAAGCTATCGAATTCTTGAATCAATCACTAGATAATCTCATCGAAGGAACCGTGCCTATGGAAAAATTGGCCATTACCAAAGCTCTCAGAAGCGATTATAAAAATCCTATGCAAATCGGTCACTGGGTTCTAGCCGAACGCATCGGTAAACGTGACCCCGGTAATCGACCAAAACCCGGCGACCGGATGAAATTTGTATTTATTGTAAATAACACAAAAAAGGCGTTGATGGGTGATAAAATCGAAACTCCTGAACACATTTTAGAACACAATATTCCCATTGACTATTCACATTATATTACAAACCAACTTATGAAACCTCTTCAACAATTATTTGGACTCGCTTTAGAACCTATTTGGGAACATCAACGCAAAACCGCGGCTATCAAAACCTACCGCAAAGATGTTGTTCGTATTGAACATGAAAATCCAGATATGGAACTATATATGAAAAAAAAGGAGAAATATTGTTCCGCTAAAATTAAAACGCTCTTGTTTGATAAATTCCTCACTAAAATCGAACATAAGAGAACCGGGATGCAAACTATTTCGGGATTCTTTCAATAAATGCGTTTATTATTCGTATATTGTATTTTTTTCTCATCAATCATTATAGAATGACCGCTTGGACCGATACCGTTAAGAAGACGTTTCATATGAACCGCAAAACAAACAAAAATTATCAATTTAAGGACGCACTCAAGGACGCGGCAAAAGTATACAAGAAGGGAACGGGTATTGTTTCCGACGTCGCTAGCAAAGGAACCGGTATGGTTGTGAAGGTTGCTCGTAAAGGTTCTAGTTTAGCTAAAAAAACAGCAAAGAAGGTGAAACGCGCCGTTTCAGGAAAACGTGGACGCAAAGCAAAGAAGTCCTCTACTCGCAAGCGAAAATCCAGCTCTCGTCGCAAATAAAAAATTGATTTTATAATGGGGGAATTATTTATATGATATAATAGCTTAGATACTATATTATATTATACTATAATGGTTCGTCCTATCATCATCTCCCTTGAAGGTAATATCGGCGCCGGTAAATCTACCTTTCTCGAAAACCTTGAATCACATTTAGGCAAACAATCGGGATGGATTTTCTTGAGAGAACCGGTCCACATTTGGGACCAAATTTGTGACCAAAATGGTGAGACTATTCTTTCCAAATTCTACGCAAATCCAGATAAATATGCATTTTCATTCCAAATTATGGCTTACACAACACGATTACATGAATTAAAAAGAGTTTTGAAGGAAAATCCTGATTGCATTGGTGTTATTTGTGAACGGTCTCTTGACGCAGACAAGCATATTTTCGCCAAAATGCTCCACGCCGACGGACTTATTGATGATGTTATGTATGATATTTATGAACGATACTTTTCTGAATATGAAGGGGATTTAACATTAAATGGTATGATTTATGTTGAAGCTGAACCTGAAGTGTGTTTTCAACGTGTAGCAAAACGTTCTCGAGACGGAGAATCTAATATTGCTCTGGATTATTTACAAAAATGCCACGAATATCATTGTAAATGGATTCAACACACCGAAACAAAGGTTCTCAAATTAAACGTCAATGATGATGTGGAAGTTTCTGTCTTACAGGGGAAAATGCGCAACTGGCTATATGAAGCCGAGTCATTTCTTCGACAATTTGTCGAGAAATCTCCTTGTTTGAATGCTAGTGCATAAGACGATTATTATTGTGGGGCTGTGTAACCACGTTGAACTAGTTTTTCTATTAATTCTACCTGGGTGTTATATTTCTCTTGTTCAAGAGGAGCAGGAGGAGCAGAAGGAGTAGGAGTAGAACCAGGAGCAGAACCAGGAGTAGAACCAGGAGCAGAACCAGGAGTAGAACCAGGAGCATTAGAAGCAGGAGCATTAGAACCAGCATTCGCAGAACCAGGAGTAGAACAAGGATCAGTCCCCTCTTCTTTTACTTCATACCCACCCTTCACTAACGTCACTGTAAAAGTCTTTCCACCAGTAATTTTTAAAACACATTTTGTAATTTGTCCATCGTTATTATCAAATGTTATATTAGAAGTAATATCAGTCATTTACATTATTTAGATAAATTATTCCCGTTTATCTAGCTAAATTATTTTATTATCTTACTTTATCAATAATTATACAATGAGCTTTACATCATGGATGATTGTTTACACTCCCGATGAGAACCGTGTGAATAATTTTAATCATATCAATCAATCGATTCGCACAAATTTGTTTGTAGCCATTGATTCTGTTTCAAATTTTAAACATTTTTCTGAATTCTCCATTAATAAATCATACAATACACCTGAATATGTAAAATCCATTCAGAAAAAACCCGGTAAACTCGGTTGTAATTTATCTCATCAATTACTTCTTCAAGAAATAGCAGACAAGAGCACTACCGATTGGAACTTAGTATTAGAAGATGATACTGCTATTTTTAGTCCATTGTTTCTAAAAGATGTTGATTATATATTAAAGGGCGCAGATAGCTGCAAATCTAAATATATTCAATTATACACTCACCCACGCTTTGTAGACGCTCAACGGAAATATAATCAAATCGGCGACAATATGTATAATATGAAACGACAATGGGGCACATGTGCCTATTTCATCCACAAAGATGCTATACCAATAATCACCAACATTTATCCGTTGGAGAGAAATATTGATTTTATATACAGTTCGCTAATAAATGAACTGCGTTCATTGTGCTGGTTATCAGATTATGTGAAAACACTCGGGGCATTGGATTCCTTCGACGAAAATAGTCAGTTTAAGAGTATCTATAATAAAACGATTCAAGAAATGTATAATGCTCTGTTTGAACATTTACCCGACAAACCGATTTTCGCCAAATATATCCCGAATAAAACCCAAGAGGAGGTTGAATCGGAAAAAATTGTGGAGGGGATTATGGACGACGTTATTAATACCGTATGTAACGTTATGAGCGTGGAAGAAATTCATGCCGAAAACTTCGACGGTACGTGAAATCGTCAATTAGACTAAATATTCCATATAATAATTATTATTTTATGGAAATCTATGTTTATTACTTCTTACTGCGCGTTTTTCGCTTCTTTACTACACCCTTATTTGACTTCTTTTTCGTTTTTGGTTTTTTGTGACCTCTTTTTCGTGTAGGATTCACTTTACGCCTCCTTCGTCGGGTTGATTTTCCTCCTTTTTTATTACCTTTAATTTCTTTTATTTTATACTCTATCTGCGCTATTATATCTGCTTGATTTATTTCATTTATATTCTTATCCTCATAGTCTATTTGTTTTATCGGTGATTCTGGAAATTCCTTATTATAATTAATTATCTCAGTATTTACTTCTTTAATTAAGTTTTGTTTATATTGGTTATGTTTATCCTGATCCAAGTGCAAACCTCTTTGCACAATCCCTCTTTGTGGGAGTTTAATCTTCAATATTTGTAATTCATGCAACGTATTTGTTTTAGTTGTTAACTTTTTAACCTTATTGGCTTCTATAATCCCATCACGTTGTTGAGCAGCCTCTTCAGCTCGTTCTCGTTGTTCTTTCGCCTTTTGTCTTACTATTTTCCCTCGCCTCAATGCCTGTATTTTTGTCGCTGCTTCCTTCTCCGTCCTAACTTTTTTTGCATCCTCATCTGATGATATGTATGTACCATCATTTTGTAAAATATATTCCGCCTTTTTTTCCAATGATATCGCAGTTTTGTCGTTGGAATCCTTATTGTTATATATAGTATACCATTCAACACCGGAATTATCTCCATATTTTATCAACAATATTTTTCCTGTATTAAGAAAACCTTGATTAGAGGATTTCACACCATGGGGTAAATTCGCGATTATAACATAACTCCCGTTAGTCACCAGCTCATTGTCTATATTTTTCACCAAACCAGTCACTTCTTTTATATCCACATCTTTTTCCAGCAAATTTCTAATTTGTTCTAGATAGCTCTGCTGATAAAAATTACTTCGTCCCATTTGTTTACAAGACTCCATTCCATGACTTTTCCCTCTGCTTAAAACATATTGCAGCTTACAGAAGTCGCTCTGGCGTTGTTTATTTATATTTAAACCTGCGTGAATATCTAAATATTGGTTTAATTTGTTGATTATGGTTGTGTTTTTAATATCTCGTACATATTTTCGGTTGATTCGACCAACCACGGTTAAGAGATTAATATCAGAATCAGACGCCATTGCTACATTATTAAGAGACTTTTATATGGACGCGAAATGTTACATCTAAATGTTCAATGAAATATACTTTTTATTTTATTGAACTGTTGTAAATTATTTACTTCTTCTTTGGATGCGAACGCTTTTTTTTTGATGCACCACTTTTTCTCTTTTTATGAGATACTGGTTTCTTAACACCACCTTTTTTACGTGAATTCTTGCGCTTTTTGCGAGTGGATTTACCACCTGCTATATTACCAACTCCAGACGGTGACTCGTTTACAGTCACACTGACTCCTGTAAAAGTTTCAATTAGCTTCTTCAATTCTACATTCGCTCCTTTCTCAAGTGTTATATTACCGTCTTTAATGGTAAATTTTTCATTTCGAAGTCGATCGCCCATTTTTAAAAGATTACTTGCTCCAAAAAATTGGAGATGCCCTACACCTTCGCTGATTTTGCCGTCTTTTATATCATAGTCGATAAACATTTGAAACGTGGCTCGAGTTTTATTGTATGTCTCAATTTTAGGAACCAAGCCATCGAGTGTTTGTACCTGGGTCGGTTTATTGGACGCAAGCTGCATTAAATTGAAACTCTTCGTTGCGTTCGCCCATCCGCTTAATGCTTGTTCAGTAACAGGTTCAAAACCTGTTACTGCTGTAGTGGGAATAACTTCTCGTATAGCATTTGATATTTGTTTAGCAGCGCCTTTTTCCACATCATCACTAGGAGGAGCAGTTTTTCTAAATAGTGTCGAGTTGGTTTTTGTATCATTCCAATTAGCATAATAATAACCATAGTTTGTAACAACATCATCACCTGTAGCAGTATCTTTGTTTATAGTCACCCCAACATATTTTTCTGCAGTAGAATTGAATACTTCCTCACCAGAATCTCTACC